CTACTTCCCGCATCCGCCAATACTGCTGACTCAATAAAAATAACCCCTTCCTGTGCGCCAATCAAGGAGCTATCTCCACCATTCAAATAGTTGTCTAACGTTCTTGTTGCCGTTCCGCTTGTTGTTGGCATATAACTTGTAACCCTACCTTCTTGAACTCCCACCGTTTTCTCCATTTGTGCGCCCCATACTTCTATGGTGTCAGCAGATAAAATGTTTTGGGGTCTAATATAGAAACGAGTAGCAGTTGTGCTTCCTGTGGATGTATATGTGATTCTTTGCCATTCAGCACCTACTGAAACTGTATTGAAAAAATATCCGCTATCATACATTCCTATTTGCACATTTGTAGTTCCTGTGCCATCTTTTTTTCTAACCCAACAAGACACGCCTACTCCGTAGCTTGATGCAGATGACGCCATATTCGCCTCCAAACCTCCTGTAACGGGGTTACCTTGAATAGCGTAAATTGTAGCTGAATTCCCTCTTGGATTTGTACCTGTTGATGATGTCAATGTTACCCCTGTAGTTAACCAAAGAGCATTTGAGAAGTCCTCGCTATATCTTATTTGATTAGTAGATGGTAATTCTGATAATATTGCACCACTACCTTTTGAGTAGTCTATTCTTGGAATATCTGTTGTATTATCGACTACTAAACCGCTTGCGTTTACCCTTGTCGTTGTTCCGTTTTGAATTAGAGTTATATCTCCAAAAGGAGATTCACTCGGTTTTACGTTATGAACAACATCTTTACTGTAACCCGTAGGCGTTAATACAATACTCGCTTTTTCTAATAAATTCGCCATTATAAGTCAATGTTTTCAAGGTTAGTAAGCAAGGTTGTAGACGCTGCTTCATTTTCAAAATATGTAGAACGTGCTTCGAGTGTAGCTAATAAAGTAGGAACTATTGAGGTCTCTGCAATGTCAGCATAAGACTTTCCCCAATTTATATTATTGCTTGTAACCCCAACACCCCAATAAGTGCTATCGTATATTTTTCCCCAATTGATTGAGTTTGCCATCTTGTACTTTTTTTAAAAACAATTTTAAACGCTGAACGTTTTTTTGTTTCTGTTTATATTTACCTCTTTTTTCTGCCATAGTTATTTTACAAAACCCATCCGCCAAAGTTACCGTCTCCACTCGGAGAAACGTCCTCGTTTGAGTTGCTTAAGTATTCGGGGAATAAAGTTGTGTTGTTACAAATGTAGTCAATGAATCTGCGTGTGTAATTTTGTGCAGTTGCTCTTGCTTTTTCAATTAAGAAATCAACCTCATCTTTGTTTACTGTTTCGCTTGTTTCTGATGTGTGTTTGTAAACCCCTCCGTTTGAGACTGTGTAAGCGGCAAAAGGATAGTATTCAACCAATGCCCAATATATAAGCATTGGCTTTACGTATTTAATCAATAGGTTTTTATAGTTCGCATTGCCTACGTCGTTGATTGTACCATCTTCAATTTTGCCTTGAATAGCTACAAGCAAATCAGTACCCAAATATTGTTGGATATGTATGTCTTGAGCAATCTTTAAGTATTGTACAAACTTATCAACGTCTACCGAACCCGATACAACGCTATTTCTTTTGATGTCTGTTGTCGTGATTAGTAATACCTCTGCCATTATTTGAATCTTTTATTTGTTGGTAAAAAGCCATTGTAAGGCATATCTTTCGGCTTCATTGCAACCTCTTTAGGATTTCTTACTCTGTAACCTTCTTTTTCTGCTTTGTTTGTTGATACTCTTGGGGCTAAAGGACTTTTTACGTCAATACTTTGTTTGCTTTTGTACGTTCTTCGCTCCCATTTATGATGACAGTTTCCTCCGCCTTTGTACAACCAAATAGAATATTTATCAGCACCTTTTGGCCCCCAACCTTTATTCACAACCTTTTCGCCCATTGCAATAATATCTTCCTTTCGATATATCTTCTTAGCACTCATCATTTTCTTGCAAAATCCTCTTTGTGGGTTTGGGTTTCCTGTGTATTGGTATCTTACTTTGTATTTAAAGTCTTTTACTTCTTTATCTTGTTCGCTCTTTGCGTTTGGTCTTGCAGTTCCTGTGCTTACAAAATTGTAAATCTTAGATAGTAGAGATTTTTTCGGGTTGTTTAAAGCGTTGATTTCTGCGTCCAACTGTTCCTCTAAATCATAATCAACTTCCATCTTGTCAATTAATTCCCATTCGTCTAAGTTTTCATCTTCTCCTAAACTCGTAGGGTCGAAGTCTGCGCTCATTTTAACACCCGTTTCTTCCTCTTTTGTTTCTTCGTCAAGTACATTGTCCACTTCTGTAAATTCAAGCGGTTGTATCGTCTTAAAATAGGTGTTTAAGGAAATGCTATTTACTGCAAGTATCTCGTCAATCACATCAAGTAGTTCCTCTTGAAATGTTCTGATAACTAAATTGTCGTAGAGTAAAGATGCGGTTTTGATTTCGTCGGCATTGTTTCCAAGTCCGTTGTTTCCCGTTCTTATTCCCAAAAGCATTGGGGATGTAACTTTATGCCCTACAATCAATTTTTCTTGACATTCTCTTGAAAGGTATTCGTAGTGTTGAGGTGCATCGTTCAAAGGTAAATCTTCGACAGTTGTCGCTCCCTCTTTGTTGTTATTAAATGCAACTATAACCTTTTCCCCTCTTGCGCCTGTGAGTTTGTTCATCACATCACGCTTGATTTCTCTGCGTTTTTCTTCATCGGGAACTCCGTTGTTAAAGTTGATAACCTTAGTACCACTAAACCCGTTCAAAGTATCGTTGATTAAGTAGTCAGCAATTTCTTCTTCAAGAACCGCATAAGGCAAAGCACCTTGATAATCTACGGGAGGATAATAAGAATATCCTGCAACGTATGGTGCTACTACATATATTTCATTTTCTTTTCCATTTCCAAAACCAAAAGAAGGAATACGCAAAGGCTTGTCCGATGCTTTAAACTCTGCCCAATTTGGATGGTAATACCACGCTTCAATCTCTCCATCTTCGTTGCATTTTTCAGCACGCAGAGTGTTCATAGGAAAGTGTAGAGCCTTGTTTACTTGTCCACCTTTGTAGTTGATTTGGAAAGCACCCATTCCCAAAAGTTTTCTGTCCATTATAACACCACGCAAAGCATCTTTTGAGAAGATAGTTTTCATTTGTGCGTACTGTTCGGGTTTTCTGTTTGAATCCGTAGCATCCAATCCTTTTCCGTAAATCATTCTAACCATTGAGTTAATGATTCCCCCGTTGGTTGTTGATTTCGTACTTCTGTCGATTAACCATTGAAAATAGTTGTTGTCTTCTCCGTACATTACCCATTCTTTGTTTTTTACTTCTTCAACAACGGGAGTTGTGTATTTGGAAAGAGATACAACCTCAATTTCTGATTTGTTATTTCTTCTACTCATTGTAAACTATGTATTCGTTTGTACTTTCGTGTTCTGTGTAAACATTCTTATTGATACTGTAATCGCTTACCGTTTGGTCTGTGCAAAAGATTCTGCCTTTGTAAACCGTTTTAGAGCCATTTAAAGCGTTAAAAGTGTAAAACCTATCTTCCACTAAGGCAAAAGAAATATCTGCCTTTAAATAGTACCCGTCTTTTGTAAAGGTTGCGGATATGGTAGAACTTGTGTTTGCTTGTTCGTCTGTTAATACAATAGAATCAGCAACGTAATCTCTTGGAATGAATTTCAATTCCTGTGCGTTCGTGCTTGTTGTTAGTATTATCATTTCTTTTATTTTAAAACAAATTATATAGGTTTATGTTTTTTATTTCAAAAAAAAGTATATATTTGTAAAACAAAACTAAAATTTATGGATATGAAAGAACTAATTAACACATTGCAAGAAATAGATAACGATTTTTACAAAGGAATATACACGTCGGGAGAACGTTACGACTTAATAGAAGGCATCAATCAACTTTTAAAAAATAAACAATTTATAAGATAGCAACAAAACCTCCCTTTTAAGACAAGAAAAAAGGTGTAAACAATTAAGTCTACACCTTTCTCTTTTTAATGCGTTAGAGCGCTTCTTAGTTCGCTTGAACGTCGAATCCTGAGTTGCCTACACCAATCAATGAAGAAGCTACGAAGTACGCCAAGTTGTCTTCCTTAGAAGCCAAAGTCAAAGTATATCCGTTGAACTCATTCATATCTGCACCACTTGCAGTGTTTACTGTTACATCTACACCGTTCTTAATTCCGAATATTCTGAACAAACCGTCATATCCTTCAGCAATGATTTGAGGGCGACCCTTAGACAAAAGAACCATTTGCGCCTGTGTTGTAGCGTCTTGTTTCTTTAGTGTAATAGTTCCACTCCCTTCAAAGATTGAAGTCCCTGCATTGATGTCTTTAGTATTTGCTTCGTCAATGTTATTTGTTCCTCTTAGTTCGTATTTGAAAACGTCATAACCTCCCGTTGTTAGAGCAGTTATTTCTTGTCCTCCTACACTTCCCACATCGGGGATTGTAGCGTCTGCAAACATTCCTTTTGCGAAGTTTGCTATGTAGATTGCCTTGATTCCTCCAAGACTATCTAAGCAGTTTGAATCATTTCTCCCTGCTGTAATATCACAAGCCATATTTTTATTATTTAAAAGTTAGTTATAAAAAAAGGGATAGGCAAGAACCCACCCCTCTTTCAGTTTATTAGTTTGCTAATTATGCAGGTGTGTAAAGTACGATTTCAGAACCGTATGCATATTGTACAGTTGCAGTAAATCTCATTACGATACGTACATTTTGGCTTCCGTCGATGTCAGCCATATCAATAATTTTTACCTCATTTTGGTCAGATAAAAGTCCCGTTCCGAAAAACAAGTTAGAAGATTCAGCAGCTACGATGTAGTTAGAAGCTAATCCGTTTGCTACGAATACAGGAACTCCGTCGAACATAACATCTCCAAGAGATTGGTTTGTTCCGTTTCCTCCAACACCGTTTGCACCTTGTCCATTAGAAGCGAATCCACCCAAAGCA